TGGCCTTGATCTATGCGGGCTTCTTTAATGCTTGCCATTGCCATTCAACCCATCCCACTTCACTTTTAACCGTCGCGCCGCTTCTTTGGTGTAGACCTTCGAAACCATGCGCTTGCGGCTTCGCTTTGATTCTTTATCGCGCTCGGCCATGTTTGGCTTTTCACCTTCAGGCGCATCAATCAAATCATCAATCATCAATTCGCCCTTTTCGTCAAGCTCAGGCTCTTCCATTTCATCTTTTTCGACTTCGTCCTCAAGTTCCGCTTCCGTTACTTCGACGTTCAATTCCTGCGCTGCTTGTACGAAAATGCGGCGTGCGGTTTGAGTTCCGCAAAGTTCATTGTCACGCGCCATAATCGCAACGTTTATCATTTGCATGGCTGCTGCGCTCGATTGCACGCTATCACGCGGGAAAGGATTGCCGAACTTTACCTTAAATTCCGTATCAACGTCCGGCGTTAGCTTGCCTTCTTTTGTCATGCGGCCAGCGCGTACAGCTTCTTTAATTGCTACGTAGATCGGATGGGAAATCACTTGCTTGACAAATGCCTGCACGTCTGAAATTTCCCACATGGCAAATGTCATCATTTCACGGCTCACCGTGTTGTTGACATTGCCACCGCCGCCATAAGCAAATATTGGCCAGCCCGCCGGTCCAACTACGGCAAGCTTTATCATTTCGACCATGTTGCTTGAGTCTTGCGCATTAAGAGAAGGTGTCATCACCTCGGCGGACACTTTTTCATTCGTTATAATATTTTGGCCTGGATTAGCAGGTTTGCCGCCGGGGAAATTGGCATTCGAAAAGTCCTGCAATGTCTTAGCGTCCGCTCCTTCAAGCTTCCAATGCTGTACAAAACTTTTCAGCAATACCGCCCGCTCAACTTCATTCCCTATAAACTGCATATACAAATCTAACATCGTCAAATAACGCTGGAAATAACTCCGGCCACGCAAGCCATTCGGCGGCAGAAATGGCGTGAAGTGAAAACAGTTCCCAATATAATTGCCGTCGATTGACTTCCTGAAAATATCAAAAATCTGTTGTTCATTGGTAGCGGGATTCTTTTTTAGAATCACCTTGCCCCAATTCAAGGCATTGGAGGGATCGCGCGTAATGCTTTCGATGTTGAGCGTATCAACAAAGAAAAACTCTAAATATCCAAATGGCCGCACGGCAAACGGGATTGTTAATTCGCCATTGACATAAGCTGACGTAAGCAAGCTTGCCCCGTTCTCTCCAAGCAACATTTCCTTAAATGGTTGCGCGCCCGTCTCCCAAAACTCATCAATCACCGCTTGGATTCGTTCGTCGTTCGCTTCAATCGTTACGCCGCCGTGATTGATTGCCTTGCGCGGCATCTCAACCATCTTGGCCGGCAAGCCGTCACGCTCCCAAAATTCACGGCTAATCTTGACGATGTTCTCGCGAGTGTACGGAGAAATATCATTCGATGAAGAACCATAAATAGAACGATATAGCAAATCTTCGTCGCCGTCCACGCCTGAATAAATGTTTTCCGTTATTCGTGCGGTTGCGGGATTGACTTGCTTTTTAGGTGTTTTCTTTTTTGCTGGCATGGTATCGCCCAAACCTGTTTTTCACGTAGGCATCTTTTGGGGGGATTGCTGAGATTCCAAGCGCCGGCGGTGTAAACATTTCAAATAAGGCCATTGCAACGGCATCGCCATAATCCGGCGAGTAAGTGGACTCTATTTGCAAGCGCTCTTTCATTTTTTCCTTTGGCTCAACTTCAATCACGCCGTCGCTTTTGATTGTAAAGTGTCTTGTGGTCAAATCTGAAGTCAATCCGTCATGTGGCGGCAAGGCAACCAACGTATTGGAATCCGGGGAAAGTATTTCACGGATTCCATGCCATGCAGCACTCACTTTGTTTTTATATCGCAACTCGCCGCTTCTATCCGTGCGAGCAGTCTTTTCTCCGCCATGAAACGCGACAACGTTTTTATCTTGCTCTTTTAATCTATGCGCAACGCCGACACCGACACCGTCCGCGTCCACTATAGCTTTAGCTTCACTTCCTATTTTAACAAGCAACCTGCCCGCCGTGCTCATGGTCGCCGTTTCTTTTTCGCCTTGATGATCAAACTCTTCAAGTTCATCAACTGCGTATTTGCAGATTCCGTTATCAACTTTTAGCACCGGCGCGAATACTGTCTTATTCGCTCCACCCGCTGCAATATCCGCTCCAACTGCAACCAATTTCCCGCCGTGTCCACTTTCGCGCCAGGCATACCAACGTTCGTTCGCCGCTTCTAACCATGCCAGCGGGACGATTCCATATTCATCTTGCACGGCAAACTCACCCAGCACTCTATTTTGATACATCGCGCTTTTCTCACCCCACAGCTTTTTTCGTTGCGCTGCCCATTCCTGCGAAATGCGCCCGGCCTCCATCGCTTCATCGAGCGTTACATGCCGGACTTTCCAATCTTCGAGGCCATGCTTACGTTGATGAATCTCGTAAAATCTGCCGGCTGGTTCGCCTGGCGTGCTTATCGCAAGCGCATAAGCCTTGTTTGCAGTATCTTTTCCGGCTCCTGAGAATGCGCCCTCGGCTGCATCCCAAGTGGCAATCGGTATTGACTTACTCTCATCGAAAAGGTAAAACAGATGATCCGCATGCGCGCCCTCTATCATCTCAGGAACATCACTCGCAACCGCAAACGCTTCTCCGGTATTCAGCTTGAGAGATAACGTTTGAAGTTCAAGGCGCAAGTCATAAGACTCGCGCCCGATTTTGTCCCACTTCAACAGCCTCGACCACTTGTGTACTTCCGGCCAGAGATACTTTTGCAGTTGCCGCCAAGCGCTTGCCGTCGTTGGGCATTTCCAGTCAAGTCCGTCTCGCGTAAGTGCGAACCAATGGACGGCGATTGCAGCGAGCGCCGTCTTGCCGAGGCCATGCGGGCCTCTCACCGAAAATCTGCCAAGTCCTATGCTTGAAAGTATCTCTTCCTGGTATTCGGTGAGCCTTTGCCCTTCACGCCACTTGATGCAGTCATGCGCAAAGGCTACGGGATTGTCAAAGTACGTTCGCTGAAATTCCTTATATCGCTGAGAAAAAACCGCACCTTCAGTTCGGCTTTTCTCCTGGGCTAATTGCTGAATAGTTTTTAGTCCTATCTCCCGCAAGTTTTGCAGCGGCAATGATGAGAGATATTGAAGCGTTATCCCCAAGTCCTTGCTCTCTGGCAAGAGCTGAGAGTTCTTCTGCAACTTTGTCGCCGTCATAGACTCTATATTCTTTTGGTGCGTCCAAACCTAAGTAACGCGCTCGCCGATCCATAATTTTTAAAACTCGATCAAGCGCAAGCATGTCACCCTTTTTGGCCTTGCGCAATGCCGGGATCAAAATACTATCAAGTCTTTCCAACTCCATGCTAAAAACTTCTTTGGCATTCTCAAGCAGGCTTGCATTTAGCTCTTGAAGCTTGTCGCGTACCATGAAATAAACCGCTGCCGGAGTTACGCTGAGTACTTTTGCAATACGGCTGTAGGAATATCCAAGCTTACGATATTGAAAAGCCTTGTCGCGGTTTTCGATTGCAGCAACGGCTCGTTTGCTTGTCTTGTTTGTCTTTGCCATTTAGCCAGTTATGTATTTAATCAATTCGGATCTTCATTCGACCAAATATAGCGTGCATATCGCGACATCATTAGCTCAGGCATCTTAAAATACTTGCCCGTGCGAAGTAGGTAGCGGATTAGACGGAGTTTCATTTCACTCTCTCCCTAATCGACCACGTTATCTCTTCTGCCAAGCCATTTTCAGTTTTATTTGATCCGTATATCATTACAGTTTTTCGTTATACTGATGTTTTGCCCAAAATTCTCTCAAATCCAATGCTTCATCATATTGCAAAATATAAAGCTGCGCTGCGCCAAGATGATCAATTGCGTTGAACAAATATCTTTTTAAACCTCTATCTGTAGTGGCGTCGGCCATTTCCATAATAACCGAGATCATACTTTTTATGGTCTGTTCGTTATCGTTACTCATTTCACACGCTCAACCAATTCGTGCAACTTATTCTCAACTTCCTGGAAATGTCTTTGCGCCGCGATGTAGTCAATGCTCCATCGTCCGTAGTTAAGCTGTTCTTGGATATATTTTAGACGGGAATGAATTTCAGGGAATGACAAAGGCGGAGGCTCGGCGGGTTTATCGCGATACCACTTCACGCTTGCGAAGTCCTGCATTTCTTGCGCAAGCCTGCCGTTCGCGAATGATTTGGGTTCTGTGTCGTGCGTGATGGTCATAAGCTCTTAAACAGCCTCGGTGATTAGCCGAGGCCGAACCAATAGGAGAAGGACTGAACACTTGCGGGGAATAAAACGAAATGGCGGGTTAATGTCAAGGAAATTCTAATGGTAGGTGATGCAAGCCTGTGTCAACTCAAGGAACCCGCAGGGGACGCTATTCGAACTTTTGCAACCTGTGACAATCTCAACTAAAAAATCATCAGGTCTTTGTCACAGGTTAGGCGGGTATAACTTTAACACACCCTCTACTGTCCGCGTTTCGACGGCTGTAGTGATAAATCCGTTCGTTTATGGGATATTTATCACTATTGACAATTAGTTTTCTTGCTGAAAGGCTTTTAAGGTGGGTTAAGCTACTGAATACGGGAGGTGATGCCTGAGCAAAGAACGCCCATAACGGCGCCAAGTATTTTAAACTCGGCGCATGACTTGTAATACGGTGTGGAGCCAGCCGTCGCAAACAAGGCTATTCAGTCTTAACATAGGGAACCCGATTATACTCGTCAAACATTCCCCGCCGCAATCGGCTACGACTTTTCGCGTAGTGGGCTTATATTCCTGTATATAGATTGCACTTGAAACTCAAGCAGTCGGCAACAAACTTCATTGCGGACTGTTTTTCACCGCTGGCGTGCTCTTGTTAGGTTTGCCGCTTTTTGGCTATGGCACTGGGCGCGAGAGGGATTCAAACGCAAACTCATCGGTAGGTTTTTCTGTTCTGGCTGCTGCACGCACGTAAGCCCGCCGGTGGCTGGTGGCACGATGATCTTGCGTCGATCTTACTGACTCGCAAAGGCTTGGTGGGAACTTACGGAGGCCTTGCCATAAAAAGGTTGCCGAATGCGTTTAGAGAGTAGGCCTGCAATAGCCTGTTGTTGACACCCGGCAACCTTAAAATAAAATCGCCTGAGTGTGGTTTTCAACTTGTTGAATTGAAACGCGCCGCCACTCAGGCGAGTAATACGCAAGAATGTTAACGACGCGCTCCTATTCAACAAGTGCGAACAATATAACACTCTTGCGATTAATGTCAAGAGAAAAAAGCCCCGGGTAGTGTCTCAGTTTGAATTTCCGCCATCCCCAATCAGGTTAATCAAGAAAGTGCAAGAAATAGTTGAATTACTTAATAAATCTTTCTATCATCATGGTTATGAAAATCGCCTTTAGGCCGTAAAACCAAAATCTTCAGATTTGGGATATAAGCTCTTGCTTTAACCATACTCTTTTCGTAAATTATGAATGTCTCGAAGCTCATAAACATGAACCCTTGCGGG